AGCAACTAATGCTTCGTTTGATCCATCACTAAAAGAAGTAATTGGTTGTGCGCCAATCAACACCAGTGACCGAGTACATATATCGATAGGAGATGTCGCTGATGTTGATTGACTCATGTTATTTAGGTGCCATCTGTTTCTGCAACAGCAGTTCCGTCTGAAACGTCAACTACTGTACCAGTGTTTGAAAGTACGGTACAAAAATTTGTTGTTGGAGTATTAGTATCCATAACAATAATTAAATCCCTTACGTTCAACATATTAGCTGAATCATTAAAATAACCAGCACTATTAACAGTTCCGACTGCATCTGTAGTTTGATAAATCCAAAGATTTACTCCACTAGCACCACCTATTCGGTGTAATCCACTTGCACTATAAGCCATGATCTACCTCCTAAGTGTTATTGTCTAAGAACTCATAGACACCATTGTCATCAATAACAACAGCACCCATTGACATCATAGACGTTGCAAGGTGAGATACCCTTTCAGGTATGTAATTTAATTCTGTTGTGACGTCGGCACCAATGCCTAGTCCTACAGCAGAAGTGTGATAAGCCATATTCTTACCAGCAGTTACTGAAGAAGAAGAAAAGAACATAAAACCTAAGAAGTTCTTAGCTGTCATTCCACCAGCAAAAGGTAAGTTAGCTTCACCAACAAAGTCTGCACTAGCAAACTCATTGATTGCATATAGATCAGCAAATCCCTTTGGGTTCATTGCTACATATCGACCACCATCTTCTGGAACATCAGCAACACCAAACTGCTCAAACAATGCAAGAACATCTGCCTTTTCAATAGCAGAACTTGTATCGTGTATTTGAGTAGAGTTAGCACCACTATCCATAGCAGTGATTAATATTTCATCAGTCTTTCTACCTAAAGCACCAGCTTCAGACTTAGCGATTGCCTGACGTTCATCTATATTAGTTTTAATTTCATCCAACTTGTCAATGTATTCAGCGGCATAATGATCTTCCATTGTTACATCAACAGTTGTGTGGGTCAATTCCATAGGTGTAATTTGACCATTTCTACTTTTAGTAGAAGCTGAACCTTTACCAATCTTCTGAAAGCGAACTGTGCTTCCTCTCACATTAGCAACAGTACGCACAGTATTCCTTAATTTAGAACCCATACGTTGATATGCTAAGTGTACTTCAGATTCAAACTGTCTAATAAAAGCAGTATCAATAGTATTAGCCATTGATTGTCTCCTTTAAAAAGTTAAAATTTATCAGTTTGCAGATGATTGTCCAACTTTCAGCTTCATTAAGATTGTCTTTAAAAAGGTCTTTCAGCATACATTGGGTCATTACGAGTTAAGCATTGGCATTTCTATTCCTTCTTGACAACGCACAAAACGTAAACACTCAAAACTATTTACATATACTGGAACAGAATGAAAACTAAAACCAAGCCAAGCTAACCAAGTTATTGTTCTTTTATGATCTGATGGTACAACATTTTCTAATACCTCATAATCTTCCTGTAAAAGTTCAATAATCTCTCGTGATGCTTTTAAGAAACTAAAATGGTTTTTTTCTATATCTTTACTGCCAAGTAACCATATAGAAGCAAAGCTACTGTTGTTTGAATACTGCATTGTACCAAACATACATATAGGAATGTCGTCGACAAGTGCTGTAAATGTTTTACAGCCTTTATCAACTAATGGCATATGTAATGCACGATTAGGTGAAACACCATGAATAATACATTCACGAACATCCTCAGGTCTTAGATTTTCTTGTAGATACTTTGCATCTTCACTTGTTGAAGAAACAATATCAATTCTTCCTATCGTAGCTGTATAGTTACGAACCATACAGTTTATTGAAACCATCAGTTACTTTATTTACAAAGTTTTGATCTCTTTCACCAGGCTTCCAATATCTAGGATCACGCATCATTTCATCTAAATCATCTTGATTTAATGAAGATGGTTGAGTTGCATGACCACTAAGACTACTGTTCTTTTGCATCTCCATTATCTTTTCAAGAACACCAATGCCTTCAGCAGTTGAAGCAAGATTTTGTATTGCACCAAACTCTTCTTCAGTGAAGTTATTCTGTGTCCACAAAGTTACTGCATCAAGTCTTGCTTGAGCATTATCACCTAACTTTGCTTTCTCAGCTTCAATGTCAGGTTGCATACTATTCATAAACTCAGCAAACTTTGCTATACCAGCTTCAAATTCTTCTTGTGAATAACCATTTTCAAATGCTTCATTAGCCCACCAGTTAAACATTTCATTATCTTGGGCTAGTTCTTCATCAATGCTTTCAGGTATTTTGTAATCACCAACTGATGCTGGTCTACCATTATAGAACTCTTGTTCAAGTTCTTGTAGAAACTGATCTCTTACAGTTTCATCTTTTTGACCAATTTTACTTTCTAATTCACCATAACTTTGAACTAAACTTTCAGGTGTTTCAAACTTTTCAGGCAACCATTCAGGTCTTGTTTGCTCCACCTCTTGGCTTGGTGAAGAGTCCGTCTGTTCGTCTACTACTGTCTGTGTCGCTTCTTCCATTCTTTACTCCATGATTATGAACAATTCTACGTTCAATTATCCCTACAATATATCGCTGACCCTCAAGGTGACGTAACTTTGCGTCAGTTATATCAGGTCCAGCTACCATTTCTATAGTTATACTTTTAAGATATTTCAAGACTTCTTGACCCATTGGTGTTGAAAAACAACTACCAACAGCATCTGAAATCATTTCATCATTTTCTTTTGATCTGTTAAATCCATCAATACCGATATTTGTCATGTAAACTTCCTATGCGATTTAGTTTTATCTGCTACACTTTTAGGTTGCCTAGAAAACTGTTTGCCTTTTTTAATGGCACGACGTTTTGCTCTAGTTGACCTTGCGTACTCTTCATCAGATAATGCACTAATTGCAGAGGAAGGTAAATATCTTTCTCCAGTTGCTTTTGAACCTTGTGTCGACGGCTTACCACTTTTGGTTCGCCATTTCTGTTTAGTCCATGCAACTAAGGATCGTTGAGGTTTCTTCATTATGTTCCAATTTGTTTTTGAGCTTTCTTATGAGCTTGTCCAAATGACTTTCCTTTTCTCATTTCAGATTTCATCATTTTCATATGTTTACTTGAATGATGTTCAGAATGTCTTTTTAAAGTAGCTATTTGTCTTTTTGTTAATTTTATTAATGATTTCATGAAGTATAACCTCCTCCAGCTTTTTTATATGCTTTAGCTAACATCTGTGCTTTACGAGCAGACCATTGACCAGGCTTTCCACCTTTGCCACCAGCCTTTATTCTTGCGAATATTCTTTTACGCATTGATGGTTTAGTATAATTTCCAGCTTCATTTACTGCCATTAGTAACTCTTTTTACGTTTTTTAGATGCCATAATTTTTTTCTTTAATCCCTCTGGCAAGTTTTTTTGTTTACCTTTTAAACCATTTGATGGTCTACCTTTTTGTGAACCATATGTTCCTTTACCCATTGGCATAGTTTTTCTCCTTTAACAATCCCATTTACGAAGTGACTTATTAATTCTGCTATTGGGATCGTTTGCTGTTTTAGCAGAAGTTAATTTTCTTTTCATACCTCTCATTCTAGCACAAAAACTCTTTCTACGTTTTGCAGACTTTGGACTTTTCTTAGCTTGTTCTCTTGATACTGGTGGTTTAAGATTACCACCTTTGGCATTGTAGGAAGCACGACCTTTTGCATTTAATCCACCTTCAGGGTTCTTACCTTCTTTTCTTTGCCAAGCTGGAGTTGCCATTATTCCTCAGGCATCATAGGTTGCTGTTGTTGTTGCTGTTGAGCAAGCTGTGCTGTCATTCTAATTATCTCTTCACGACTTGCTTTATCTCTTATGAGATTATCAGGAACACCAAACTTCCTTGCTAGATGTATAGATGTTTCTTCACTATCTATTAACAAGTTAATCATCTGTGGTCCAAATCTACCACCAACTAATTCTAAGAATCTGTCGACGGAAACTATATCCTGTTGTGCCTGTGCTTGTGCTAATGGAGATACAGACCTTACTTTTACTTCTCTACCATTGATTGTAGGTATCTCAATACGACCTTGTTTCTTAAGTATATGTACAACTCTTTGTAATACTGGTGTTACAAGTTCAGCTTGTAATCTACCAAAAGCAGAACCTATGCGTCTTGATAGATCAGCCATTCTTTCAGCAATCTCTGTAGCACTAGCTGGTGTTCTGTTTGGATCACCAAGCATATCATTATACAATGCTCTTTTGATATTATTACGCATATCATTTAACACAAGATCAGCGACATCAAATCTACCAGCAGTTGCTATTGGCTGTAATCCAGCAGAACCAGGCGACTTTGGAATTACAGTTCCCGGCACTAGAGAAACATTATCAGGATTTATAACTCCATCATCTTCCATCTGATAGATACCAGATATAGCCATCTGTGCATTTTCTAATATTAGTTCAATAGTAAGGTTGGTAGTCTTGATTGCACTGAGGGCATTGATTAACGGACCTCTCCCATAAACCTCCCCAGATGCTTTCGACCAGCGATAAGCTATTATAGGACATGAACCAACACCCTCATACTGTTCATCTAAAATCTTTTGTTTTGTCTCAAGATCAATAACGCAATATTTATGAGCCATAACATTGATTCTAGAATAATCTCTATATACTATTTCTAGTATTTTTCTTTTTTCTTCAGGACTTCTAAGGACTGCTTCTTTTATTTTTTGCGTAAGAATAGCTTTCGGATATGCAACCAAAAGCTGTCCACCCCTGATTTGACGTTCTCTATATATGGAGTCAACTCTGTCATCAGGACCGACATCCAAGACAACATGAGGTAATGGAATCGCTGAAAACCTAACAGGATTAACTGCATCACCCTCTTCACATAATAGAACACCAGTTCCAACAGCACAGTCAAGAAACGACTCATGTACTTCTTGAGCAAAGTTACTGTTCTGTAGAATCTCAAATACATAATCTGTTACTCCTTGCAGTTGAGAATTAACTTCATCTCTTTGTTCTTCAGGTACTTCTGAACCAGCAATAAAGTCAGCCCATCTTGCAAAGTTTGGTACAAGACCTGATTGCAACCTTGATGCAAATTCTTGTACACCGACGACGGCAGTTTCATCAAAGATTTTATCATCTCGTCTTTGACCAGGTGTTTCTGCATAAAAACTTTCTCTTTGTGGAAGAGCATACTCATAACATTCTTCAAACAATGATGTCCAATTATCTCTAAGTGACTTTGCTCTTTCATATCTTCTTAATAAATTATCTACTGGTTTATCAGCACCAGTATTGATTGGTGTAATTGTATTTACTTCAACCATTACATTGGGTCCTTATAATATCCGATACCACCAGATTGACCTGATATAAGTGATCGACGACCAACTTTACCAGAGGAAACTTTTTTATTAAACTCTTCTTGTTTCTTTTTTTCTTCTTCTTGTCTTTTCTTTTCTTCAGCCTTTTGTTTTTCGATTTCAGGATCGACTTTAGCTTGAGGCATTACCATTTTAGGACTTTTAAAAAAACACATAATTTTCGATACTCCATTCAAATGACTTTAGCCACGCACAAAAATGATACATAGCCAAACCATATATTAATAAAAACACTCTTAACCTAACTACATCCGTGACCACAAGCCAACTCTTCTTTGTTTTGGTCGTCGACGAAAAACATCAAACTCAGGTTTTGCATTAAATGATCGTAGTAGTTTATTGTTTCCAATGATTGATCTACCCTCACCAGCACCCAACATAAGATATTGTAGTGCATCATGTATATGTGAATACATATTCTTATCAGGTTTGTCATCAAATCTTTCACCTGATACTTGTAATCTTCTATATTGATATCCACCCTCAAAACCTTTTATTAGCTGTCGACAGCGATAGTCAACCATAAATGCTGGTACACCCTCAACCATCTTCATCAATGATTTATTTACAGCTTCTATTCTTAGAGATACATCATTAGA